AAGCAACTGGTGACCACTGCTGAACAGCGCTTCAACGCCAAGATTACGAACATGGTTGTGCCCACTTCCATGCGTACACACATCTCGGACATGATGCCTACCAGCCGTTCGATCAACCGTTTCAACCCTGCTGACAAGGGCGACACGATTGGTACTTACGAAGGTGACTTCAACTACACCTACCAGATCGATGACTCTTGGGTTATGGACTCCACAGGCGCAGACAACACATCTGCTCTGTTCCTGAATCCTGACGTTATCCAGTGGGGTAGCTTGCGTGAACTCGGTCCAAACAACGAAGTGTTCAGTTCTGCTGACGCTTCCTTGGACCAGTACATCATGGAAGGTACACTGATTGTGCGTAACCCAGCAGGTGTTGCTGTGTTGGCTAACATCAGCCCAACTGGTGCTGCCGTGACGGCTCCCCGTCCTTCCGCACAAGTCCAGCGTTACTTGGCCTAATTAAAGCCCTCCGGGGCTTTTCTGAAGGGACTCCGAAAGGGGTTCCTTTGGTAAAGCATGGAGAAAGCAATGACAGATGACGAAGTAAAGATCAACGAAGAATACTATTCAAAGGGTATTCTTGAGGCTGGCGTTGACGGTGTATTCCGTCATAACGACAAGCTGTTTAACGAGGTCAAGTCTGGCACTTGGTCGCAAACCTTTAAGACCGACAACATTGACTATAAAGTCGGTGCTATTGACGGCAACAGATACGTTCAATACGAGCAAAAGAACGTAGAGAATGTCCGAGAATTTTGCAAACAGCAACGTGAGTTTTATAAGGTTCACGGTACTGATAACCCTTTCTTTGCTGGCACTGCTCACATGATGCAATTGCCCAAATGCTTCGCTCACGAGATTAGTTCCAAATGGTTTAACAACCGCCCCTGGGAGTTGATTAAGCAAGAGAAAAAGGACAAGATTTTGTTCTACGCAATCGTCAACGAGTACTACTCAGATTTCGTTTGCCACCCTAGCGGAAAGATCCCCATTCCGTATAATCCATCAATACCGACCAAGTAAGGAAGTGATATGGCCCTTTTCATTCAGTCTGCCAATTCGCTGGTCAGCCGTGTAGCGCAATGGGTAGGGGCCATACCCAACAGCATTGCCATCAACGCTACTGCGTTCAACGAAGGCACTGGTGTTATTACTTGTTCTGCAAACCCAACTAGCGTTGTCTCAGTTGGTGATTTCATTGGCCCAAGCCTTGTTGGCTCGTTTACGGTGGTTATTGGCGTAAGTTCCACAACCATTACGGTAGATGACCCTGATGACGTATGGCCTAGCGCCATATTGCCGACAGCAATTATGAAGATTCCAACGGCTTCTTCATTAGAGATTCAGTCCTGCATTCAAATGGCTGAACTCAAGATGCGGACGATTGAACTTCCTGCTTTGCGCTCTAACCCATACAGCGATGCAGACCCCACAGTACTGATTACAGATGCCAAAGGCATGGCCCCAATCCCTGCGGACATGTGCTTTCCCATTCTGTTCTTCCAAGAAAGCCAGCCAAGCAACCAAGAGTATGAAGGCACAAACCTTGGCCCTTGGATCGTGTATGACAGGGTTGGTGACCGAGAGATCATTCGCCGTAGGATGATTGACCAGTTGTACATTCGCCCTTTTGGTGTCCCACGGGTTATCCGAGCTTCTTTCTCTGAAGTCGGCCCTAACTATGTGTTTACACCAAACCCTGGTGAGAACGTCATCATCAAGGCGTACTACCAAAAGACATTCCCATTCCTTTTTACCCCCACTGGCGATCCTTTGGACCCTGTTGTCCAAAATAACGGCATCTTGTCGTCATTCCCTGAAGGGTATATGTATGGCACATTGTGGGCTTATTACGACAAGAACAAGAACGTAGAAGAAGCCCAGAAATGGACAAGCAGGTTTGATGATTCGTATGGTCTGATTGAAGATCAGAACTACAAAGGCAAGTGGAGAGGCGGTGACCAACACTTAACCTCCGAATTCCAGCCTCGTACTTACAGATACTCCTTCAAGTGAGGTAAATGATGACAACAGGTCTTTATGGCAACACCACGGTTTTTGGTGGCACATACTTTGAATGGTTTGTTTTCCAACAATCAGCAACTGCACCAGCAACTCCATCAGGCGGCTCTTGGGATTTCCAAGAAAACACAGGTATAGCACCTACTGGTTGGACAACTGCTCCCCCAACAGCCCCCACAAATACTGTTTGGGCCTCAATTGCGATTGTTAACTCACGGTTGTCAACACCACTGGTTTGGACGGCTCCGGCTCCTTGGGTTCAGCAAGGCGTTCCCGGTTCAGCAGCAACAATTGCAGTAGGAACCACAACCACCCTTTCTCCAGGCTCTCCTGCAACAGTAGCAAACTCTGGAACGTCTAGCGCTGCTGTATTTAACTTTGGGGTTCCTCAAGGGGCTACAGGAGCAACTGGATCTCCCGGTACAGCGGCTACGATTGCTGCCGGAACAACCACCACTGGCGCTCCCGGTACATCTGCTGATGTTGTTAACGCTGGCACATCAAACGCTGCCATATTTAACTTCACAATTCCTCGTGGAGATGTTGGACCAACAGGCCCAACTGGCGCTACGGGGGCAACTGGCGCTACAGGCACTGCTGCAACTATTGCTGCTGGGACAACCTCTACAGGAGCGCCGGGAACTTCCGCATCTGTTACCAATGTCGGCACATCTAGCGCCGCAGTTTTTGATTTTGCAATTCCTCGTGGCGATGTTGGCCCTACAGGGCCTACTGGTGCTGCTGGTATCCCAGGTGTTAACTGGCTTGGTACATGGAGTGGTGCAACAACATACGCAATTCGTGATGCTGTGGCCTACTTGGGTTCATCGTATTACGCTATTGCCTCAAGTACCAATCAAGCTCCACCAAACGCAAGCTTCTGGAATTTGTTGGCAGAAAAAGGCGCAAACGGCACAGGTGCAGGTTCGGTAACATCTGTGGATGTATCTGGCGGCACAACTGGCTTAACAACGTCTGGCGGTCCAGTTACTTCAGCAGGAACAATTACCCTTGCAGGTACTTTGGCGGTCACCAACGGCGGTACAGGCGTCACCACATCCACAGGTACTGGTGCAAACGTATTGTCAACAACCCCTACGTTGACAACACCAGTTCAAGCCTCGTATGAAGATTGGACAGGAATTGCTGCCCCAGCTTATTCTGAAGGCCGTGTGTGGTACGACTCTGCTGCACATGCTTTAACGTATTTCAATGATTCGCCAACTGATCCAGTGCATATTGGTCAGGACCTGCAAATTAAAGTGATTAACAACACGGGGTCAACCATTGCAAATGGCTCTCCTGTTTATATTACTGGCACATCAAGCGGTCAAACATACCCAAACGTTGCATTGGCTAGGGCCGATGTCCCTGCCACATCTTCTGTAATTGGTTTAACCAATGGGGCAATTGCTAACGGTGCAATTGGTTATGTAACGTCACAAGGCGGTATTGACAATGTAAATACAGGGACGTTCACAGTTGGTCAAGTGCTTTATCTAAGCCCTTTTTCTGCTGGTCAATTGATGAACACAGTTCCTCCTACTGGAATTACTGTTCAAGTAGGTGTCGTGTCTTTTGTAAACTCTTCTACTGGAAGAATTTACGTTAGACAAACAACCCCACTTAACGTCCCTGCTTCTATCATTTCTGGCACTGTTGCAGTTGCTAATGGCGGTACAGGGGCAACGTCTTTTGCTGCTGCTGGTCTTGCCACACTGACAGGCACTGAAACCCTGACAAACAAGACGATTGATTTTGCAAGCAACACTTTGACGGGTGTGCAGCCTACATTGGTATCTGGCACAAGCATAAAGACAATCAATAGCACTTCTGTGCTTGGCTCCGGAGACATTGTTACTGGCGATGTGACGCTTACAGGCACACAAACCCTGACAAACAAAACAATTGAGGCTGGCACGTTTACCAACGGGTACACCGAAGAAGTCGCTACGGCTAACACCAGCACTGCCTACACGATTGACCTTGCCAACGGCACTGTGCAAATCCTGACGCTGACAGGCAACTGCACATACACCTTCCCAACGGCAACGGCTGGCAAGAGCTTCATCCTGATCCAGAAGCAAGACGGTACAGGATCACGCACAGTGACATGGCCTGCGGCAGTGAAGTGGCCCGGCGGCACAGCCCCAACGATTACCAGCACAGCATCCAAGGCCGACAAGTTCATCTTCACTGCTGATGGCACGAATTGGCTTGGAAGCAATGCTGGTCAGAACTACACCGTTTAAGGGGTACTGATGTTCAGTTCAAATACTTCTGGAGTGACGGGTTCTACTACGCCAAGAGCATTGGCTTTGGCTGTTGATGCTTCTCCATTTATTGCAGTGTATTCATGGGGCAATAGCGGGTTTCGTGGTCAATACACCAATCCGGCAACTTTACCCACAGGTATTGGTCGTTTTGTATCTTTCTCGCCGAACAACGCCTCCCTAGCCGTGGCGCATTCAACATCCCCTTTTGTTTCTGCCTATCCTTGGACTTCTGCGGGTTTTGGTACAAAGTATGCCAACCCTGCAACACTTCCACCGGGCCTTTGTAACGGTGTTGCTTTTAGTCCCGACAACTCTGCGATTGCGCTAGCGCATACTGCAACGCCGTTTATTAGTGCGTACCCGTGGTCTAGTTCTGGTTTTGGAACTAAGTTTGCTGACCCTGCAACATTGCCAGCAGGAGGCGCAAGTGAAGTTGCTTTTAGTCCTAACGGCGCTTCAATAACTGTGTCAAACAGTACAACACCTTTTGTAACCGCTTATCCTTGGTCTGGTTCTGGATTTGGTACTAAGTACGCTGACCCAAGCACACTCCCAACAGGAGCTGGCACAAGTGTTGCGTTTAGCCCTAACGGATCAGCTATTGCCGTAGGACACGCCACTACGCCGTTTATCACTGCATATCCGTGGTCTGGAAGCGGGTTTGGAACCAAGTACGCTAATCCGGCAACGACTCCAACTGGTCAAGGCAACGGCATTGCATTTAGCCCTGATAATTCTGCTATTGCAGTGGCTCACACAGCAAGCCCATTTATTACGGCGTATCCTTGGTCTGGTAGTGGCTTTGGCACTAAATACGCTGATCCTGCAACTTTGCCAACAAACAATGGTCAAGGCGTCGCCTTTAGCCCTGATGGAGCTAATTTAGCTGTTTCTCATACTGCTCAACCCAGTATCACCGTTTATCCGTGGTCTGGTTCTGGTTTTGGAGCCAAGTACGCTAATCCAACATCTATTTTGACTGGAAATACTATAAGCAGCGCTTGGTCTACCGTAGGCAATCCTGTGTATCAGGAGGTAATTGCCGCAGCCCATGCGTCATCACCATTTATTTCTGTGTACCCTTGGTCTGCAAATGGCTTTGGGGCTAAATACTCCAATCCCGCTACGTTGCCAACTGGTGCTGGCAACGGTGTTGCGTTTAGCCCTGACAATTTGTCTATTGCTGTGGCTCATAGTAATTCACCATTTATCACCGCTTATCCGTGGGGGAGCGCTGGCTTTGGAACTAAATACACCAACCCTGCAACATTACCAACAGGGTCAGGGACCGATGTTGCATTTAGCCCTGAGGGTGCAAACATTGCAATTTCCTTAGCGTCATCCCCATACATAATAGCTTACCCATGGTCAGGTTCGGGTTTTGGTGCAAAGTACGCTGACCCAGCAACGCTCCCAGCCAACTATGCGTCAGGCGTTGCATTTAATCCTGACGGCTCTGCCATTGCTGTGGGGCATCTCGGCACGCCGTTTATCACAGTCTATCCTTGGTCTGGCTCCGGTTTCGGGACTAAGTTTGCCAATCCCGCTACTTTGCCAGCAGGCTCAGGGGACGGCGTAGCTTTTAGCCCTGATGGCTCTGCGCTTGCGGTCACTCATGTCGGGTCGCCATGCATATCAGTTTATCCGTGGAGTGGGTCAGGTTTTGGAACTAAGTTTGCCAATCCAGCCACACTGCCTACCGTTGCTGCATACGAAGTTGATTTCACTTCAACGGGGTCTGCAATTGCTGTAGCTGGAAATGCAACACCATTTATTTTTGTGTACCCGTGGTCAGGCTCGGGTTTTGGCACAAAATACGCCAACCCAGCCACATTGCCACCAAGTTTAAGTTCTGGCGTTTCTTTCAGCTTAAATGACTCAGCTATTGCTGTAGGTAGCAATTCAACGCCGTTTATTACTGCGTATCCGTGGTCTGGGTCAGGCTTTGGAACTAAGTTTGCCGATCCAGCGACATTGCCAACTGGACAGGTTTTGAGCACTGCATTCGGTCGCATCATTAACTAAAAGGAAAATTATGGAAAAAGAAACACCACAAACACGCGAAGAAATCTTGGCTGCATCTTTGGACGCACGAATCCAAGAAGTCATGCACTACCAGATCAACATCGACAACTACGCCATTGCGCTGGAAGAGATTGGCAACTTGCCACCAGACGAACGTGCTGAACTGTCGGCATTCACCAGCCAGTTGCGTGACCTACTGGCAAGCGAAAAGCTGGAGCAAAAGAAAGCCCAGATCATGCTCAACGTCATCAAACGCCAAGTGGGGTAAACCATGCACACACTCATCGAAAACGGGGCTGTTAAACAGTACCCCTATGGCCTTGGACAACTGAAGGCTGCAAACCCATTGACCAGCTTTCCGGCTGAAGCCAACGATGAGATGCTGGCCTCATACGGTGTGCAACGTGTGTTCTTTTCCACACCCCCGGCAATTACAGCCACTCAGGTTTTGGAAGAAGGCACACCAGTATTCGTTGATAACCGCTGGACACAATCTTGGACTGTGCGTGATTTGACTGCTGAAGAAGTGGCAAGCCGTGACAACGCCAAAGCTGATGCTGTTCGTGCAGAACGCAATGCCAAGTTAGCAGCATCCGATTGGACACAAGTGGCAGACGCACCAGTGGACAAAGCTGCATGGGCTACATACCGCCAAGCCTTGCGTGATATTAGTTCACAAGCGGGGTTTCCTTGGGTTGTTGACTTGCCTACAATCCCAGAATAACTTAAAACTGGATCATCATGTCTGATTACATTCGTCTGAGGACCCCATTTACCAACATGTCATTTACTCCAGATGTTCCGAGTAATGCTCTTGGTCCAAATGAATACAACAACGGGCGTAATGTAGAGGCCAATGTTCGTGGCATCAAAAAGATCTTTGGTGAAGAAGAGATTTTGAGCGTTATTCCAAACGAGCCTATCTTCATGGAAGGTGGGTATCGTTCGGAAACCCAGTGGGTTTACATTGTCGCTACTAGAAACTCTTCTAGTCAGGGCCGTTGGTACATGCTTACCTCTGCGGGTATCAGTAACATTACCCCAGGTGTTGGTGCAAACCCCAGTGTTTTCCTTACTGGCTACACTGCTGATCTCAACATTACAGTGTCTGTTGTTGGTGGCATTTTCTTCATCAACGATACATTGACCAACCCAATGTATTTCTTGCCAACAGCAAACGAGATCAGTATTGCCACAGATGCCAGTTGGAATTATGAGACAGGCGTTACCAAGACGACTGCTGAGTTTGTCAGAAACTTCTGCTCTCCAAACGTAGGCAATATTTTGGTTGCTGGCAACATTACCAAGATCATTGGTGGTGTGGTCAACAACTACCCAACAACTGTTCGTTGGTCACAGGCTTTTGCTCAAACAGGCTACCCTGATACCTGGGAGCCAACCTTGTCTAACGTGGCTAACGAACAAGAAGTTCCTGTTCGTGGCCCATTGGTTGACGGGTTTGTTTTTGGTGGAAGCTTTTACGCATGCTCCTATTGGGACACTGTTGTTTTCTCTCCCATCAACTATCAAAACTCTACAGCACCAGTGTTCGGTGTTCGCCTGTTCAATCAGGGTCGTGGGTTGATCAACAACAACTGCTGGTCAAATGCTGATTCAAGTGTTTACGGTGTAGATGCTCGTGACATCTGGGTGTTTGACGGTGCAAACTTCCAATCCTTGGGTAACCAAAAGGTCAAAAACTACTTCTACAGTAACCTGAGTACGGTTTATTCTGACCGCATTTTTATGGTCAACAACACGCAGAAGAACCAGATTGAGATTTACTATCCTGATCTGACTTCTACTGGTTACTGCAACAAGATGTTGTCGTACCGTTATGACATTCAAGTATGGAATGCTCCTAAAGACATTGCCAATGCTTGCATGGGTGCTGAAGGCCCTCAGTTCATTTCTGGTACGTTTAAAAAAGCTTCTCGTCTGGTGACCTATGCCCGTGGTGGTGTAACCAACCAAAAGCTTGTACAGACAAACGTAGGCAACTCGTTTATTAACTCAGCAGCAATTCCCGCCTTGTTTGAGCGTAACAACATTGTTTTGCAGACAGACAAAGGCCCAGTTCCTTATAGCTCCAAGATTTACACGCACAGGGCATTGCCGGAAATTGCTGGCACTGGTTCTATCAACATTGCTGTAGGTGGCGCTAACTCCACTGCTCAAGCACCGACATACGGCCAGACAGGGGTAACCAATATTGACACAAACAGCCCTTGGGTAACAACTCAACAAAATGCTGTTCGTACTTTGTCGGTCAAGGTGGAGTCAAACGATGCTACTCACGCTTGGAACCTGACTGCTTTGAACTGGCAAGCAACCATCGTTGAGGATGCCTTCTAATGCCATTTGCTCTTGATTCAAATCCAAGTGTCTCAGAGCTTTCTGAGGCAATTAACTATTTGCTTGGAAACTTTGGAGCAAACCTTTCTGCCGACCCAAACACTGGCGAGGTTAAAGGTCCGACAGGTAACGTCATTGCTTACCTGTACAAATTCTTGTCTGTCAAATATGCTGACAGTGCTGACGGTGCTTTGAATTTTAGTAACAGCCCAACTGGCCGTCTGTACTTTGGATTGCGTAATACCAACGATACGGTTGAGTCTACAAACCCAGCAGACTACATTTGGAAGCAAGTTGCGGGTGGTTTTGGCACAACCAAGTTTCTGTTCTATGAAACAAACGGTGGCCGTCAAGTAAACATCATTGTTGACACAACATCCCCTGGCGCTACTTTTGTTCAAGAGGCTGGTCCAGCAATTGATCTAGACATCATTACGACTGTCACTGGCTCTAAGGCAGATACCTTAATAATCTACCAATGGGCTACGTCTGCCCCTCCTGTTCCAACGGGAGCATCAACGTACACATGGTCTACAAGGACATGGAGCTTTACACCAGTAGGCTGGACAATTTCTCCCGGCTCATCCCCAGGCTCTGGTAATAGCTTGTATACGGCAACTATTATTGTTCTTGATTCGGTGCTTGCCACAACAACTAATTTTAATTGGTCATCATCTGTTTTGTCCGTTTCTGGCATTGCTGGACAAGAAGGTAATTCAAGCCGCATTTGTTATGCCAAGACAACCTCAACAAGTCTAAGCCCAACGCCAACAACATTTACAACCTCTGGAAACCTTTCGTTCCCGCCGTTTAATACATGGGGTGGCAATGAAACATGGGTTGCAACATCTCCAACAATTACTGCTGGCGAGTCTGTTTATCAGTCAGACGGCATTTATGATGCTGGGACCAACCTGACGACTTGGAACGTGCCTTATCTCAGTACGTTGAAAGTTGGTCAGCTAAGTGCAATCAGTGCCAACTTGGGTACAGTTACTGCCGGGAATATTACTGGTACTGCCAACATAAACATTGCTGGTTATGCAGTGGTTACTGGCAACTTCACCGTTCTTTCCAATGCTGCTTCAGGTCACTTTAACTCGTCTTTGTCTGCTCCAAACGGGGTTGTTGCCTATGCTTCATCTCCTGGCACTGCTGTTACAGGAACAAACTTTGGTAACGGCAAAGGGGTAACTGGAACGTCTGGTGGTTCTGGTACTGGTGTAGAGGGAAGCTCATCTACTGGCAATGCAGTTGTCGGCAGCAACATCTCATCAACCAATTTCACTGGTTACTTTTTTAACGGTAGCAGTGGTGGTGGTGTTTGGGCAAACTGTGCAACAGGAACTGCTTTGAAAGTTGATGGCAATATGACCATCGATAACACCAACTTGGTTTCAAACCTAAACGCTGGGTACTTTGGTGGAGCGCAAGCTGTTGCTTATGTTAATAACGGAACTTCTGGAGTTTTGCCTATTGCTTTTCCACCAGTAACTCTAATTAACAATCAAGTCCGATACTTGCAAATCAATGTTGGCGGGACTACTGGTTACATCCCAATCTATATCTAAGGAATAGCATGAATTACAACGAGAGCAACATCACCGGGACAACTTGGACAAGATGCCGTCAAGTCCAGATTAACAACCCTTTACCGGGAAAAGGTCCGATTGACCTGGTGACTAACCTGCCTGTTGGGCCAAACTGCATTTTCTTTGAAGAGACAGCATTTCAGACTCAAACTGAGGTTTTGACGTTTGACAGTGGTGCTTGCCAGACAAAATACGATCCTAGCAAAATGATTGCACTGCTTGACCCTGCCACAAACCTGCCTACTGGTGAGTCTGTGTCTCAAGAAAAGCTGTACCAAATTTTGTATTCTTTGTACATTGAAACAGCCACAGCAAGAGATCAGGGGTAAATTATGGGTATACCAACAGCAAGCGTTGCACAGTCAACACAACCCGCTAGTGGGAAAGGGGGGTATTTCCCCGAACCACAGCAAGATTCTTTGTCTGGTCAAAAAATCACCTTCCCCTCTCAGAATGGTCAACCCATGATGGGAATGCCAAATCAGTATTCAAATACTGTCGGTTTAGGGGATAATCAGCAACAACTGCCACAGCCCCAAATGGGCAAAGGCAAAGGAGAGTAATCATGGGCGGTGGAAAAGGCAGTTCATCTTCAGCACCAATCGTAACGGAAGAGCAAAAAGATCTTATACGATCTCAGACTCAATTTTTAACTGGCACGGCGCTTCCTGCTTACAGAGAAACTATTGGGGGGGCCAGAACGGCTCTGGATATTTCCAACCCATATGTTTCTGAAGCTGGTAGTAAAGCTTTTACTACTGCGGGTCAGATTGGGGACACTCAACAAAAAATGGGCACTGCTGGCCTGACTACGGGCATGGCTGGGTTGGCCTCTTTGTTTGATCCTAACTACGAAAAAGGTCAGATCCAGGCTGCTTTGCAAACTGGCCGTGAAGCCATGCGTGAGCAATTTGGCGGTCAAAACGCCATGTTTGGTGCTGCTGGTGGCTTGGGTTCATCTCGTCAAGCCTTGGCAAACACCAACCTGATGCAGCTTGGCGAACAACGTCAGGCTACTGCTGCTGCTGATGCACAGGCCAAGGTTCAGGCTAATAAGGCTGCTGCCGCTCGTGACCTTATGGGCCAAGGTGCTTCATTGCTTCCACAGGCTTTACAGTCTCAAACGGGGCGTATTAGCATTGCCCAGACTCCATTGGACCTTTTTTCAAAGTATGCATCTGTTGTTTACGGCAGTCCACAGGCATCTACTACCCCAAGCTTTACAGGCACTCAGGGTCAAAACACAAAGAGCAAGGGCTTTGGCTTTTAAGGGGCAATCATGGCAGCAGAAACACCATTTGGCGCAAGCTTTGGAGATCCTCGCAGGTACATGGGCAAAAGTCCATTGGCTGAAATTGGCAATGCGGCAAAGTCTTTTTTGACAGGCTATGCAATCCAAGAATCAGGTTTGGAAAAATGGTTAAATGAAAAAGGGGTGAAGAGAAACCAACAGGGTGGCTATGGATATAGCGCTCCTGCTGGTGCTGTTGCTCCTACTGCGGCAGCTTCCCCCGCTGCTGTACAGCCTCCACAAACACCTTTTACTCCTAGTTTTGTTCCTGTTGCCCCTTCAGCAGCCCCTCAAACTAATGTTCCTGCTGTTCAAAATGATATGCCGCCCCCTGATATTGGCGATCAAATTTTGAATGGAACATGGACAGGATTTCCTCCTGCGCCTCAACCTGCTGGTCCAACAAGTCTTAGGAACCCTACTGACTTTAATCCGCTGGGTCCCGATACAAGCAACCAATTTGCTGTGTCTGGCAACGATTACATGAATATTCCTGGCTATGGTAGCGCTCAAGATAAAGCCGGGAAATTAATGAAACTTATGGGGATGGGATAAACATCATGCAAGAACTTATGCAGCCTCAACCTGCCACAGTGCCAAACCCCAATGCAATTGCTGATGCAGCAATTGAAAACAGGGATGTTCAGGGTCTGACTCAAATTGCCAAAGACACAATTGGAACCCCGGCTTCCGATGTGGCAATGCGTCTTGCTCAAACAATTGAAAAGGGTGCTGCTGACTTCAATAAGCTTGTTGCTCCAATTGAAAAAGCTGGTGGCGTTGGAACCCCTCAAGGCAACATTCAAGTTGCAAACGTGTTTCAGTCTACTGTTGACAATCCTCGATTTGGAACTGCTCTGCTCAAATACGTTTTGGGCGACAAGATGGGTGCTGTCAAACAGATAACTGGTGGTGACATCACCAAGAAGATCAGTTACGACAACAACGGCAATCAAATTGAAGAAACGCACAATGCTCTTGGTGAAGCGCTGTCTTACTTTGATCCGCAACAGAAACGCAACCTAACCAAAGAAGAGTATGCCCAGCGTGTTGGTGGTATCTCCTCTTGGGAAAACACATTGAAGGGCAGAACAGAAGCCCTTACCCGTGCAGAAAGCACCAAGCTGTTTGTCAAAGAAGAAGAGCAAGCCAACAACTGGTATCAGTTGCTGCAAGGTCAAAAGCCTTTGCTGCAAGAAAACTACAACACTCTTCAGAGGTTTAAGACCGACCTTGACCCAACGCTGTATAACAAGATCATTGCTTCTGTAAGTCAATCTCTGGGTGAGGCAAGCTCTAAATCAAACAGCAAAAGCGCTTTAAACCAACTGACTGATGCTCTTGCCCGTGGTGAATCTGTCAAAGTTGATGACAGAATTGCCAGTGCTTTGCGTCTGAATCCAAAATTGATTGGCACTTCTTTGGAAGTTAAAGGCGATCAATTGGTCAGCAAGGACAACAGCTTTAAAGTTGATGCAAGCAAGCTCAAATCTTTGCAAGAGACTGACACCATTGGCTCTGAGAATTCAAAGAATGCCGCCCAAACGATGGCAAGTATTTTTGAAGCAGAACGACTTGGAAAGATTAACTCAAATGCTGCTCAACAATTGCGCCGTGTGATTGAAAACAGTCAGCGTATGGGTACTGAGTTGTCTCAAGCAACCGATAAGTTTGGCAAGCCATCTTTTATCTCATTGCCAACATCTGCCTCGTTTGTTGACAAGCAAGCTCAAACATTGGCACAGACTCTAACTGGATTGCAGAATGCAGATCAGATGGAGAACTACATCAAGTATCGCCGTAATGCTGTTGATGGTCACACTCGTACCAACACTGTTCCATTGCCAGGACAGATTGGAACGAACTACACATTGCAGCCTTTGTCTAAAGAAATCCGTAAGTTCTATGCGGATGAAATTGGCAAAGTAATGAATCAGGAATTTACTGCAAGACGCACTCCTACTGATTCTTCAATTGAAGTAAGCTTTCCGCAATCGGAAGCAGCCCCTGCTGCAAGGCCATCTGCTCCTGTTGCGCCACCTAAAGCACAACCAAAAGCCAGACCTTCATTGGCTGATCTTAAGAAACAAGCCGGAGGTTAATGATGTCATTTGATGAAGCAAAGTTCCGTTCCGCTGCCAAGGCCGCTGGTTATTCGGACAAAGAAATTGATGCGGAATTAAAGGGGCCTACCCCTGCTGGTTCTGCTCCTGCACCCTCTATGGATGACACGTTTGCCGACAAAGAAAGGGCATTGCGTGAAGAGTACGACAAGAAGGTAAAGCAAGCCACAACCACCGAGTTAAATATTGGCGATCAAACCTTCAGCATCCCAACATTCTTTACCTCTCCAGCAGGTATTGTTACTGCTGCAAGCGCTGGTATTGGCTTGGCAAGCACTTTGTATGGTGCTGGTACTGTTGCGCCAAAGGTTTATCAGTCAATCAAAGACAGGTTCATGACAAAGACGCCTGAGATTGATCGGACGATTGATATTCCTTTGGAGGCAACTCCATCTCCAACACCTAATGTCAGCCCTACTCCTTTGCAGCAAACCAACCTGACTCCTCAAGAAGTTCAGGCCCGTGCTGATCGTTTGAAGGCCGCACAAACACCTGCGGCTCCTGTAGGTGCTGTTTCTCCTGATATGGCCGCATCTGCTCCAACTCCAGCCCCCCCTGGTCCTGTAGCGCCTAGTGCAACAACAATCCCAACGGCTCCTGAAGTACCTGTATCCACCCCGATTACAGCAGCCCCTGTAGACGCTCCCGCACCAGTTCCATCCGCTCAACCTAACTCTCCTGTGACAAGTATCGTTAACGACACTGTCAAAGAGATGATGCAAGAAGCACCTACAACAACTCTTGAAGCAGGAAAGCCCGTTGCCGCTCCTGTTGCTGCACCACAGCCTGTTGCACCACCACAAAACTTAGTTACTGGTACTGGTAAACCTGCCTTTGCTGGCATGGGTCCAGAAGCTACGTTGAACAAAAAGGGGGAGCCTAAGTTCAAGCCAGAATATCCAGGAATGGAAGCCGTTCCTCGTGGTTATGCCTTTGTTCCAAATGCTCAATACATTGACACTTCTCGTCAAAACATTGGCCTACAAGAATACCTCAAAGCATATACAGAACGCCCTTTCCCGCTAACAAACGAGATGGCTATTGAGCAATCAAAAGAAATCAATCGTTTGTTGGGCAGGGCTACTCGTGCTGAAGCTAAGGCTGCTGGTTTGCCACCTGCCGAGATCACTCCCGGTGTCACCAAGAAAACCTCTGCTGGCACAAAGCCTGTACGGGTTGCAGGTACTGTGGGTGCTTTGATGGCTATCAGTGACTTGGCTAAGGCTGACACTCCCGGTCAACGTGGCATGGCAGGGGCTAACCTGCTTGAGGCTTTCCTACCCCCAGGTTTTATGATGGGTGGTGCTGGCGAAGGTTCTAGCACTGTTCCTAGCGTAGATGCTGCTATGCTATTGGGTAGCCCTTACGCACAATCTGAGCTTGCCAAGAAACGTAGGCAAGAACAGGAATATGTTCGTAAAGTCGGTGCTGGTCGTGGTATCGCTCCTCCATCTGCTTACCAGAGATAAATCATGGACAAAGAAGTATCCCATGCTGAAATCTATTCTCGGCTCATACTGGTTGAACAGAAAGTTGACCGTATTGACCAGAACACTCAAGGTGTCGTTGCGGCGTTTCAGGCAGCGTCTGGTGCTTTTCTAGTCCTTGAGACTCTAGGAAAGCTTGCAAAGCCTATCCTGTACGTTAGCGGTTTGATGGTTGCTGCTGGTATCTACTGGCAGACATTCAAAGATCACCTCAAATGAAAGACTGGGCTGTTGCTTTTATTGCAGCGGCCCTTTTCGTTGGGTTTATTGTTTATTGCATCAAGGTTCTAATCTGGGCCTATGCGACTTAGAGTCGCCATTGCTTGGGTTGTTGTTTGGTGGCCTCTTTAGGTTGCCCTTGTTGTAGTAAGAGGTTTCTGATGGACCCGATCACAATTGCACTCACAGCGATGGCTGCTGTCCAAAAGACGGTATCCATGATCAAAGAGGCATCATCTACTATGGATGATGTCCGTAGCCTTGGACCGCTTTTAGGTCGGTACTTTGAGCAAAAGCATGAGGTTACCAAGGCACTCAACCAAGCCAAGAGCAATGGTGGCTCCAACATGGGTAAGGCTAAGATTGATGCTCAACTTGCTCGTGACCGTGCTTTAAGGGCCAAGCAAGAACGTGAAGAACTGGTTGAAATCTGCATCATTATTGGTGGGGTATTTCTTGTTTTTGTGTTGGTAGGCTTTGGGGCTTACCTTGTGATGATTGCGAAAGGTTAATCATGCTGTCTCTTATTTCTACCCTTGGTGGTCTGTTGATCTCTGGTCTGCCAAAGCTCTTGGAGTACTTCCAAAACAAGGCTGACCAAGCACATGAACTTCGTCTGGCTCAGGTCCAAACAGAGCGTGAGTTGCAACTGGCTGCTGCTGGTTTTGCTGCTCAAGCCCGTGTTGAGGAAATCCGTACTGAGCAAGTTGCCATGCAGACTGAAGCACAGATGGCAGAGGCTGAGGCACAGATGGTCAGAGGTGCGCAAGACCATGACAAAGTGGTACTGTCCAAGGCCAGTCGTTGGGTAGCAAACTACATCGGCACTGTTCGACCAACAGTGACCTACATCTTTGTGTTTGAG